GAGGAGGATGTCTATTATTGATTCTGACCTTACCTACTTGGTCTATTTGGGGTTGTGGGGTCCACTGCCGCTGAAGGATTTCTGCTATAAGATGGTGGTCCATCATTATGGTGAATCAATAACAGATGATCCTGAGAAGTATATGGTCAGAGTCCAAACCGTAAGGAATAGGATTAACTTCCTAGAAAAAAAAGGCTTGATCTTTAAACAAGGTAAAGGCAAAAAACTGATTATGCTAAGTCCAGCCATTCCCTTGAAAACAGATGGAAGCGTCTTACTAGAATATAATTTCTTGTACATTGAAACCAAAGAAACTAAAGGATCTATTGCCCCAGTTAGCGAAGGAGTTGCAACTCTCTGAAAAAGAAGTGATGTCAGTCCTGGATATTTACTGGGATATGATTAGAAAAACATTGAGCTCACTAGAACATAATCGACTTTACCTTAGAGGACTTGGTACCTTCTATATTAAACACTGGGCTGTAAGTAAGAAAATAAAAATCAATAATGCTGTTATAGCTAAATACACTGAGAATCCAACTTCTGGAAGTTTAACTATTATTAATGAATTAATGAAAGATAATCTCAAGCTGAATAAAGTTTGGGACAAGGAAGTGGAATCTAAGCAAGAATGGAATAGGATAAAAGATGAGCGACGTAATCAGAATTTGGAAGGAGAAGAACAAGATTCTTGAGGGTATTAAAAACCGAGTATTCAAGAAAGCTGATGTTGAACACATTGCAGCAGAGCGCATGGGTATATGCGACACTTGTTCTTTTATAGATAAGACTGGTAATACATGTGTAATACCAATGACTGAACCATGCTGTAGTTTGTGTGGCTGCTCATTGGGTCTAAAGACCAGAGCCTTATCTGCTAGTTGCGACATTGAAAAATGGACAGCTGTGCTTTCACAAGAGGAACAACAGGCAATGGATCAGCATCTGTACTTAGATGAAAATCCATCTTCAAATGAAACTGATATTCAATCCTGAAACCCATACTTATGTTGATCAAAACAACAATGAGTATACAAGTGTAACTAAACTACTAAGCAGATATAAAAAACCATTTGACCAACAATCGGCTGCAACTAAAGCCTCTAAAAACAGAAAGAGTAAATGGCATGGAATTCCTCCACAGGATATCATCAATGTATGGAATGCGGAGTCTGATAGAAGTATTAAGTTAGGTAATTGGTATCATGATCAAAGAGAAGCTGATCTTCTCAGCTGCCAAACAATCTCCTATGAAGAGCTTAACCTTCCTGTCTATCCATCGCAATATGACGATGAAGGATTTAAGACTGCTCCAGATCAAAAATTAGGAGATGGGGTTTATCCAGAGTTTTTTCTATACTTAAGCTCAGCGGGTATAGCAGGACAGAGTGATAGAGTTACTGTTGCCAATGGTAAAGTTGATATCCTAGATTATAAAACCAACAAGGAAATCAAAACCCAAGGCTTCAAGAACTTTGAAGGAACCACTCAAAAACTGCTATATCCACTGAGTCACCTGGACGATTGTAACCTCAATCATTATACAATCCAGCTGTCTATTTACATGTATATAATTCTCAAGCACAATCCTTTGTACAGGCCTGGAGAATTGATTTTGCAACATGTGATTTTTCAAGAGGACTTTGATAAAGATCCTTATGGGTATCCTATCTATCTTAAAGACAGAGAAGGTAATCCAATTATAAAAGATGTAATACCATATAAACTACCTTATCTTAAGGATGAGGTGATTGAACTACTTGAACATTATAAGTTTACAAAATGATTAGAATATTTGACATCCACAATGGAGCAGTAATCCCATCGGAGCATTGCTACATTTTATCTGATTTAAAAGCAATTATTGACACCTATCCCGACGATTATGTCAATGTATTTGCTTATATTTTTTATATGACCTGTCCTAATCCAGATCTGAATCCTTTTTTTGATGTAGTTGAGGCAGAGAAAGAAGATTTGATTCTTAAGCAACTCAAGCCTACATTCTCCACAGAAGATCCAAAGATTATTACTGCGATCAAATTGTGTGAGAAATTGTATGAAACACCGACTCTTAGATCCTATATGGGGATTAAGAAAATGCTTGACAGGCTTGCTCGTTACATGGAAACGGCACCTATTGAAGCTGGCAGGGATGGTAACATTGTGGCTCTTGTTAATACGGCAGCCAAGTTTGAACAAATCAGACAAAGCTTCAAAGGAGCCTACAAAGATCTTATGGAAGAACAACAATCAACAGTCCGAGGAGGACAGCAACTAGCCTATGATCAACATTGATGAATGTCTGCACAACTGGATGTTTCATTTCAATCCCTACACAGGATTATGGAATGCATTTCCCAGAGAAGAGTACAATAACTACTTTAACAATGCCAATGATCCAGAAGCTTTAATTCTAAAATCAACTGATATTAAAGCACTATTATAAATTTTACGCAGAATCAAATGCAATCCTGATAAGATTGCTGAGCTTTGATGGAAGTCTACATTTCTGTTCCTACATATGATACTGCCAGCGGGTGGTCTCATACAGACTTTGCTACCAGAGAAGATTTTGTAGTTTTTCTCAAGTCTATTTTCCTTGAGCCTGGTAAGTATAACTTCAATGAAACTAGCTTTTTATTTAATGCAGAAGCTAGGAAGTTTAATAAGTCCAGGGTTTACTGCATAGCTCCTCCTAGGTCCAAAGACTACATTCAGTATTGGGATGCAGAAAAGGAAAAATGCAAAAAGGGTGTTATCTTTAAAGAAGGTGAACTAACCTGGTATCTTACCAGGGATTACTACATGTGGTTGAACTTCTTGCCTATCTATAATAAGGAGATAGCAAGATTTGGATTCCCAGATGTACGGGACGCTCAGTACCACATGGCTTTGTATGAGGAACTAGCCAAGCATTCTTACAAGCATGTAGCTATTCTTAAGAAGCGTCAGATTGCATCTTCTTATTTCCATGCAGCCAAGATGATCAATGGCTTTTGGTTTGAGGAAGGTTGGGTAAACAAGATTGCTGCTAGTCTTAAGGACTTCATCAATGAGAAGGGAACATGGAGGTTTTTGGATGAGTATAGAAACTTCCTTAATACACATACTGCCTGGTATAGGCCTTGTACCCCAGATAAGACATTTAACTGGGAACAGAAGATTGAGATTACCCAAGGTGGTAGAAAAAAAGATGTTGGTCTAAAGTCAGTAATGATAGGAGTAACCTTGGAGAAGGATCCTACCAACGGTGTAGGTGGTCCTTGCTCTTTCTTCTTTCATGAAGAAGCTGGTATTGCACCTAGAATGAATGAGACCTTGGAGTATCTTTTACCTGCACTCAAGTCTGGTATGATTTATACAGGGATGTTTGCTGTTGCAGGATCTGTGGGTGATCTGGACCAGTGTGAACCACTTAGGGATTTGATATTTAACCCTGGCTCTAAAGATGTGCTGGCAGTAACAACTAACCTAGTCAATGAAAACGGTGACTTAGGAGAGTGTGGATTGTTTATTCCAGAACAGTGGAGTATGATCCCCTGCATAGACCAATATGGTAACTCACTTGTTGAGGATGCCCTGGAGATGATCTTAGAAGAACGCAAGCAGTGGAAAAAAGATCTTAAAGCAAATGATTATCAACTTCGTATATCACAGAAGCCCATTAATATTGAAGAAGCTTTTGCATATAGGAAGTCTTCAGTATGGCCCCTCCATTTGATCACAGCTCAATTAAGGAGAATTGAGGATAAAGAGTATCACTGTGAGGCTGTTGAACTGATCCATAATGAGAAAGGTGAGATAGAGGCAAAGCCTACCAAGCGTTTGCCTATCATGGAATTTCCTCTTTCCCCAAAGACTGAGAACAAGGAGGGGGCCATATTGATATGGGAGAAGCCAGTAAAGGATGCACCATTTGGTACATACTATGCTTCAGTGGATCCCATTGGAGAAGGTAAGACTACTACATCGGATTCACTATGTAGTATATTTATATACAAAAGCCCTTTACAGGTCACCAAAAGAAAACAAGATGGTACTGTAGAGAATCACATAGAGCAAGATCAGATAGTAGCATCTTGGTGTGGGAGGTTTGATGATATCAACAAAACTCACGAAAGACTAGAGACATTGATTGAGTACTATGGGGCTTGGACGATAGTGGAGAACAACATCTCTCTGTTTATCCAGTATATGATGTTTAAAAAGAAACAAAAGTATTTGGTACCTAAGTCTCAAATCCTGTTCCTTAAAGACTTAGGGTCCAATAATAATGTGTTTCAAGAATATGGTTGGAAGAACACGGGCACTTTATTTAAGAGTCACCTGATTAGCTATGCTATCAATTATCTAACTGAAGAGATTGATGTTGAGACTAAAGAGGATGGTACTATAGTCAGAACCACTTACGGTGTGGAAAGAGTAAAGGATCCTGTCCTTTTAAAGGAAATGCAGCAGTACAGAGAAGGACTCAACGTGGATAGATTAGTGGCATTTTGCTCACTGATCGCATTTGCAAAGGTTCAGCAATCTAATAGAGGATACCCACATAAGGTTGAAACTGAAACAAATCCAAGACAAAATTCCAAAAAGTCCTCAAATTTGAGTAAATTAAATATGAACCCCTTTCGTAATTTGGGGAGACCTGCATCCAGTAATGGACAAAAGGTAGTAAAGCAAGCATTTAGAAACATTAAATAAATAGCCAATGCCACTAGTAATTAATGCCATGCAAGCTAAAGCTGGTGTGAAAGCAGATCACACCAGGATGGGCACTTTAACTCAGCCTATTCAGTTCTTACCCAGAACCCAAAAAGATGGAGAGTGGGGGGCATGGAACTTAGATTGGTTTGAGATGGAGGGTCTTAGGCAGATCAGAAGAAATGCCAGGAAGCTTCTTAAAAATTATAAGTTGGCCAATGGCATTATAGACAAAACAGATTACATAGTTGAAGAGGATAACGACTATGCTGATTTAGTAGAAACTCTCACGCGCGAGGATGCTTCAGCATTGGAACTAAAGTTCTATCCAATTATCCCCAATGTGATCAACGTGATGTGTGGGGAGTTTGCTAAAAGAACAGATAAAATCCAGTATATCACCACTGATCCTACCAGCTATAACGAAATGCTGGAGATGAAAAGAGCCATGATTGAACAGGCTCTTGTGCAGAAAGCAGAAGTTGAACTAGCAACAGAACTAATCAACCGTGGAGCAGACCCAGAATCAGAAGAATTTAAGCAGGCCTTATCAATTGACAACATCAAGACGCTGCCAGAGATTGAAGAGTTTTTCAAGAAGGACTATCGTTCGCTTGTGGAACAGTGGGCCAACCACCAACATGAAGCAGATCATGAGAGGTTCAAACTCAAAGAACTTGAGAACATGGGCTTCAGGGACATGCTTATTACAGACAGAGAGTTTTGGCATTTCAGGATGGGAGAGGATGACTATGATGTTGAAATCTGGAATCCAATCCTTACGTTCTATCATAAATCACCTGATATAAGATACATATCACAGGG